CCACCCATCCCTAAAACGTTAAACCCACCAATGGGCATTTCGTAAGCCATCGTATTTATTCCGTTGTTTTTATTTTACTCTTCTATAACCTCGTAACCGGCGCTGTCGTTAAGTTTGCTTAAAATAATTCCATTACCTTTCAGTTTCCATTCCAAGATATCACCTTCTTGCCAACCAAGATCGTCTATGATGTCGTCCGGAAATACGACAAATTGCTCACCGTTTTTGTCTTCTTGTACTTCCAGGATGTAGCTCATTTTACCAAAAGCTTTTCAACAAGTTTATCAAGCTTCATGTTGATTTGTTTAAAATTGTCGTGCATTTCTTTAATTTCCCTAAGAAAATCAACTTTTAAAACGTAGTCCAATGGAAGCCTATTTACTTTTTCTTCTAAGTTTTCTAATTTTCTTTCTTGCGATTCGACAGCCGAATGAATTTGCCGTGCACGATCTGAAAAACGTCCTAGAATTTTATTAGCGGTCCAAGTGCCGCCAGTTACGCCTGAGATGGCAAGCGTAACAAGTAAAGCTAAATACTCTGGTCCCACGGTCAAAACTCTTTTTATTATTCTAAACTTTAGTAATCAAGGTGAAGGTCTCCTTTCCTTGCTAATCCAGTAACTAACCAAACAAGAGCGTCGACAGTGTCGTCATGCCCACTTACTCCGAAGTTTGTGAGTTCCTCGAAGAGATTAGTGAAGTTTCTAAACCGGTTGAAGATGATTTTTCTGTCTTCAAACATGCCTATAATGCCACGGAATCGCGCAAGCTTATCTGCACGGAACCCTTTCACTGGATGCCAAATCAAGTTGTAGAGACTTTCGTTATTAAGGCAGACACGTTTGAAGTCTGCTTCCAGTGAGGCCTGGTATTGTACGGCTTCAGACCAGATGTCACATGTTGAATAAGTTGGGAAAAAATTACCGTTCACATCTTGGCCAATAATAGACCAATCATTAAGAAGTTCTTTTAGGGCATCTAGTTTTTCTAGGTTGCCCATGACACGAATACGTCTGTAATCAATAATATGGATAACATCTCCTATTCGTCCGCCAAGGACAAATACCGTGTAATCATTCTTTTCTTTAATGCCCGCAGACAAGTCAACGCCAATTCCCAGGGCATCAAACTCTGTTGCAATTTCTGCCTTGACAATAAGTTCTGGCGCCAGTGATAGCTCATTTTGTCTGACAATTTGATTCATGTACTGAAACGAAAAAGCAATAGGTGCTTGCCGTTTTTTTTCTTTTAGGTAATCTAGAGACCACTGGGACGGCCAGTAAGAAATCTCTTCTCCTGTTTTTGGATCATTTTGAATTGCAGAAAGGACGATTTGAGTCCAATTGTTTTGTTCATTGAAGGTTGTTGCGTGAATATCGTCGTGCCTGAATCTAGTGCCAAGGCAAATAGCTCGCGCCCCTTCAAACATGGTAGGAGCAATCACCGCGTTCCAGTTATCCTGCATGGTTTTACGAATGTCAGGATTACTAATGTCCGCCGCAGATTTAATAGGGTCATCGATACAAACTAGGTGTGAACGCTTGGAGGTCACTGAACCCTTGAGGCCTGCAGCACATAAGGTAAATTGTTCATCACCAGTGGTATCAATCCCTGCAAAGCGATGATCAATAGACCAATACTCATTACTGGTTACGTTCTTTAGAAGGCGTACCGTTGGGAATACTTCTTGATAGCGTTTACTTTCGATGATGCGTTTAATAGTTGCCGACTTAGAACGAGCAATATCTACGGTGTATGAAAGATACAGAATTTGAAGAGGCTTCTTGGCGGTGGTGTGTACACCAATGGCCCAGGCGGTAAACAAACCTAGGATTGTGGACTTTGCTGATCCACGGGGAGCAAGCAAATCAATATTGGGACCACCTATTTTTGTAAGGCAGGCGCTATCGGTATCTGTTACGAAATGCTTGTGCCAATCTTTATGGTGATCTGCGGGAGGCTTATCTGCTACGTAGTCACAAAAGTAACCAAAATCATCACGAGCTTTTTGAATTTGTTCAATATTTCTAACTTCTTTAATTTGATGATTTTTTGCAACAGCACGTGCATTCCTACGGTAAGCAAGATGTAAGTAGGAAGGCATCTGGTAGTTGTAGTTACTACCTAAATACTAACTTACTTCTTAGATTTCTGTTCTTTATATTGGCGTGCTTTTTCCAAGGCAGCCTTACGTTTTTGCTTGTCATCCATATCACTGCCGTCCTCGTTCTTTGCTTCACGCTTGCTAAAACGAGCAAGAAGCTCTGGTGGCATCTTAGAAGAAGCCATTATTCAAAGGAACGGCTGGCACGTCCAGCACCCATTGTAATGCCCTGCGGAGGCTTTTGACCGGGGCGTGTGCGCTGTTGAGTAGGCGGTGCGTTTCCAGGGGGCTGTGGGGCGCTTCCAGGGGGCTGCATGGCAGAAGCCGCAGATGCTTGTGTATTCCAATCGCCGCCAAAAATTGCACTGTAGTTGGGTGGCGGGGCAGCCTCAGATTGGCTCCGACGAAAAGGAGGATTATTTTGCGGCCCAGTTTTTGCCATATAGTTGTTGTATGCATCCAAGGAACTGCTTGCATCCCCAGGGGCATTAGGTGGCTGACCTGGTTTGGCTTGCGCTTGTTGCGTTTGCCCAACATTGGCTACCTGTTGCTTTGCATTTTGCATTGCATTCTGATAAAAGCCGGTGGCATTGCTGCCACCGTCACCAGAAGTAGGGTATTTAGAAGTAGCGCCCATAGTTATTTTTTCTTTTTGTTTTGCATTTCCCGCAGACGAGCCATCTTGTCCTTAGGGCTTTCCTTGGGAGGAACAGCTTTACCAGCGGGTGCCTTACCTTCTGCGCCAGGCTTGCCCTTGGGGGGAACAGCTTTACCGGCGGGAGGCTTGCCTTTGGGGGGTACGGGAGCAGGCATGAGATTTATGCTTTGTTTTTATTTTAGAACATTATTCTTCTAATTGCATGCGTGCCCATACGCTCATTGTGGCTTCGTGCAACGGTAATTCAATGGGATCATCTTTAAAAATAAACATGATCTCACGAATGGCCCTATCCGCACCAGCCATCAACAGGCCCTTGCGATCTTTTGCAGAAGTAAATTCTTCCATCTGAGCAATTGTGCCACGCAATTCTTTTTGCATTTGAGCAATGCGAGCAACACCTGCGTCACGCTTTACGACAGAATTTTCAACTGCATCCCGCAATTTACGAATATCTTCTTGCATTTCATCGATTTCATTTGCCAGTACCTTGCGGTAATCTGGCTTATCATATCGATCTTTAACCCATTCATCGCACGCAACAATACTACCTCTATACCCAAGGAAGCGGGCATAGAGGTAACACTCAATTACGGAGTAACTTTCAGAAGCAAAAGAGTAAAATGACTCTTGAGTAGACGAATCTAAATTGTCTGCCCAGGAATCAAACAGCTCAATATCGATAAGCTTGGTTGGCCTGTTGGTAGTCTCTAGCCTCGTCTTGTTGACTATACTGCTGTCTTTGGGCGTTAAGAGCTTCCTGTTGGGCACGGGTGTCTTCAAGCTGCTTCTTTTTGTATTCGTAGCTTACTGCAGCAGTATCCTTGTACGCTTTGAGTTGATCTTCCGTAAGCGTCGGATTGTAGTCCTGCTTAAGGCGTTCTTTATCATAGGCCGATTTTTCTTCGTCCGTAAAACTCCCCCAGCGGGGGTCATTTTGATAACTAAGATCAGCGGCCATTTTTTCTTACCTGAACAATTAATAAATCAGAAATTAGCCATCATGTTAGCAAGGCCAGTAGCATAGATGTTCGGGCGGGCCGAGATATCTTTAGCTTGTTGCTGACGAATTTTAGAACCTTCCAGACGACCAAGAAGAGTTTTAAAATCACCAAGGGCAGCGGCGCCCATGCCACCATACTCTTGCTGGTAACGTTGCTTGTAAATATCCTCAAGCTCAGCTTGACCACTAGATTTAGTATCTGCGTCAGCACTTTGGCTTTTTGCTAGAGCCTGCCTGTAATATTCATTGGCTGAAATATCGGGTAAAGCCATGTCAATCTTGGTTAACTGTTTAAATCATAGCAAACCTAAATCTGCACTTATCCCCAAAAACCTGAGGTAAGGTTTGATAGTAATTGACCTTGCCCTTGAACTTGCGCAACTTCTTTAGCGCCAGCATTTTTAATTTTAGTGGTTTCTTTTTCAATTTGCCCTTGAAGGTTGGCAAGCCCTGCGTTGTACAAGAAGGTGGTTTTCATGTCTTCTTTCTTTCTTGCAGCTTCAATTTCTTCTGGTGTGCCAGTAATTGTAGTAGGTGACTCGCCAAAAGAAATACCACCTGCCTTTAAGGAGCCGCTGTCAAGAGTGGGACTTGTTTTGGGATTAAATGTATAAGAATATTTGCCAGTTTTTTTACCTGCCGCATCACGAACTTGTGTGCCATATTTAAAAGAAGCTTCAGCTTCTGCTGGGCTAGCAAAATAACTTGCGCTTTGTTTGTATTCATCTGAATTTTTAAGACTATCAGCAAGCATCCCAAGGGTAAAACCATGGGTGGCACTAGTGCTAAACTTTTCAAGCTCATCAGCGTTTGCTTCACGCCCCAGGAGATCCCTGTAGGTTTGCCCTGCTAAATAGGTGCGGTCACCTGCTTCTTTGTTTGTGGTAGTTGCGTAAAAATTATTAAATTCAGATGCACCAGAAAAGTCCTTGCCTAAGTTGTAATCTGCAACGTATTTGTCGTAGGCCGCTTTAGCTCCTTGTGTGGTTTCAAGACCAGAGCTATATCTATTTTTTAGATTGCTAAGAAAAGAATTAAAACCTTCCTTGCCAGTAGTTACTACCGCTTCTGCTCTTTGTTTATCAACAAGATCTTGAGCATCTTTAATTTCTTCATCATGCTGCAAACGTTTTAACGTATGCGCATTAAGCGCCTGAACTGTAGGATCAGGGGCTGGGGCATTATAACTAGGTTGACCACCCATTGGTTTATGCTCTTTTTTTTATTTTAATACAACTTAAGACTTAACCTACGGAATATGAAGGATTTGAGAATGCAAAAGGACTGGGAGTTGAATAGCCAAAATGCCGTTCAGCAGCTGCGCCTTGAGCTTTGATTGCATTTTCCAGGGTATCCCTGTTTTTCTTTTGTGTGTATTTTAAAGCATCGGGAGAAAGTTCGTTTTTAAGATTAAAACCATAACGATCTGACTCCAAAGCCATTTGTTTTGGATCAAAAATATTTTGTTGCTTAAGCGCTGCATTGCCTTGTAGATATTGTTGCCAAGCGGGAACTTCAATTGCGCCCCAGCGTTGCTGAAGAGCGTTGGTTGCCATGGCACGCTCTTGAAATTCCTGAGCGCGTGCCGCCATATCCATCTGCAAACCGATGGATTTATTTTGTGCATCAGCACCAATAAGACCGTTAGCAAGAGAAAAAGCTCCTGCTACACCTACTGTAAACGGATCTACTGCCATTTTTCCCTCTTTATTTGAACCAAAGACATTTGCATAGGATTTTTTGCTACCCGAGAAAGTGTTATAGTCTCCCAGGCTATTGCTTGTGTCCCAGATAAATCCCATTGGTTTAATTGCTTTTTATATTTTACAGCAATTAGACATTGTAATATCTGACCGCTGGAATATTAGGAAGAGGCGCCAGGCTTTGTGATGCACCTGCGGATAGTGCTGCCATGCGTTGAGCAGCTGCTGCTACAGCATCAGGATCAGATCCATACCTGGAACCAACATTTCTACCAATGCTTCCCAAGGAATTTATCATGCTGTTTACAAGCGCATATTGTTGAGTTTGATCCCCCCTTCTTTTATCATATTCGTTTTGTAGCTCCATAAGCTCTCGCCTTTCCCGCATTCGTTGCTCTGGGGTAACCCTGTTGGCATTCAGTAACACCGCCAGTTCTTGTGCTCCGGGGCTAAGGTTACCGTAATCCATTTGAGGCGTGCCAAAAGACGCTTGTGCCTCAGTTCCTGGCACCGGGTTAAAAGTTTCTTTAAAATTATATTTAAATTTAGCCAATGGAATTGCATTGGTTAAATTTGAACTAAAAAGCCCTGGGGCAGAGCCTGGTTGAATGCCCCTAAAAGCTTCGGCTGGATCAAGCTTGAATCCCATAGCTATTAAGCGCGAGCGCTGGCAAAGTTTCCTGCAACCTGAGCGTAAGGATTAGATGCAAGCATCTGTTGAGTAATAGCGGTATTTTCAGCAGATGACTGAGAAGCCAAATCATAAGCACGGGCTTGACGATTAAGTGCGCCAGTAATCTGACCTTGTTGTTGATTGGCTTGCATGAAGCGCACAAAATCGTTTTGCTTCTGTTGGTTGATTAACGGCATCATTGATTGCGCATAGGAAAGTTTAGTATTGATTCCCATTTGCTCCAGGGCCTTAAGGCGGTTGAATTCCTGGTCGCTCATGCCACCAAGTCCTACCTCTTTGCCGCTACCAGCGGAAGTACCTGCTTCCCGCTGAACACCTCCTACGGTATTAGCAACGTTCTGTGCAGTAGCCTGAGCGCCCCCCATAAGCTGCCCAAGGCCCCCAGCAAGCTGACCACCAATACCGCTAACAGCATGGCCTACAGCACTACCAATGCCTCCACCTAGCAGGCTACCGCCAACCATGAGTGCACCACCAAGAAGCGGATGACCTCTTCCAACACCTTGCAATAGTTTACCGGCAACAGCAGTGCCAGCACCTGCACCAAGGCCCTCAAGAATATTGCCTTGACCAAATTGACCTAAAGCAAC